CCCAGAGTTTGGTGAGCGTGTCGCTTGTGTAGAGTTTGGTCCCGCGCTGTTCGCTGAACAGTTGCAGGTCGTTGAATGTCACGCCGAAGAGACAGGCGTGGTAGTGCGGTCGCCCGAAGTTTTCGCCGTATTCGCCGCACATGTAGAACCGGACTGGGGTATGGGGCGAAGCCCCATAACTGCGTGGACCCGGTTCGTTAATGTTGGTGTCGGAGTCCTGACACGCCCCCTTTTTGCCGAGCGCTTTTCTTAGGCGCTTCATGAACAGCTGGAAATGTCTGTGGTTGAGGCTGTTGTTCTCCGGTAGGTGTTCGTCGTCGTACGTCAGAGTCACGAATGAGTTGACTTCGTGTAGTTGGGCTTCGTGCATGCATCGCACGGCCCACTGTCGGGACCGCTCGAGGCGGCACCCGACGCACTGCCCGCAGGGCAGATCTAGGTCCCTGACTACGTCGTTGCGTTTGAGGTTGTCTACAAAGACAACGGCCCCTGAGGACGTTTGATACGCCTTCAGGGGCCGGTAGCAAGGCACTTTATAGCGCCTCAGAAGCGATATCCCCCCCGCATCGGGGGGGGAGCCAGGTTGACAGATTTGGTGCGTGCTCCGAGCTTCCTGAAGCGTTTGGCGCTGCCTGCCTTGCTTACGGGTTTCCGTTTCAGCGGACGCATTTGGTAACTCCTTGATTGGTAAGGGTTGTAGGGGGAATTGCTTCCCCCTGTAGACCAGTATATTACTTGATGTAACTGGTCTAGGTGACACCGCTCTTACTTGGGCGGTGTTTCCGGGGTCCCCGGCGCCGGCGCAGCCGGTGTCGAGGGAATCCCTGGAAGGGTTTGCTGGTTGAGTTCAGGCACCAGCAGTCCGAGTCGTTTCATTTCCTCGCGGTTGGCGGGATCCATGCAGAAGTCGGTGAATTCCGCGGGGTCGTTTCCGAAGCGTTTGCGGACGTTTGCGGGCATGGCTTCGAACGATTGCTGGGCGGCTCTGATGGCGTCCCATGCTTCCTGGAAGTTCATTGCCTCCACGAAGTCGGACTCGAGTGGTGTTCGTACGTTTGTTGGGAGTTGGCCTGTGATGCCGAAGCGTTTCACGATGGTGTTGATGTCGCATTCTTCCTTGGGTGCTTGTTTGGTTCGTGTGGGTTCTCAGCATGAGAGGCCGCTTTCGTCGCCCGCGGCGTTGCGGTCGTAGTTGTAGGGTGTTCTCAGGAACGGTTGTTTCATGGTTGCCTCACTTGGTGGTTGTGGTTGAGTAGCTTTCCCAGTCGCCGTTCGCGCGTCTCCATCCGCTGCTTTCGATGGTGCTTGTGCGTGGTCGGAATGCGCTGCGGGCTTGAGCGGCGGAGTTAACGAGGGTGCCGAGAGTACGTGCGCCCCTTTCGACTCCGTAGCCGGTGGGTCCAACAGTTTCCCAATATCGGCTAGCAGCTTTGTTTTCGCCTTTGTTGGCGAGTTCGGTTTCGACGGCTTCGGCTGTGACTTTTCGCTTGGTGGCGACGAGGTTCGCGATGATTTGTTCGACTTCGCCTTGCTTGGCTCTTTGCTCGTCAAGTGTGGTTCTCCAGTAGGTCCCGTAGATGCGTTCCATCATTTCGCGGGCTTGGTTTTTGACGTATTCGATTTGTTGCTGGGTGAGTTTCGGTTGCAGTTTTACGTTTTCCGTGTCGGCCTTGATACGTTCGGTTTCGGCGCGGGTTTTCTCTACGTCGGCGATTTGCGTTTGTAGTTGCGCTGCGGCGCTCGCGCCTTGTATGGCGGCTAGGTTTTTGTTTCCGATTGTGGGTGGCGGCGCGGCGCTTGCCTGCGCCCCCGCTGCGGCGGGGCCGGAGGCGGACGCCCCGGCTGGCGTGGTGGCTCCTCCTTGGTGATATGCGAGCATGGGGTTAAGCCCAGCAGCTTCCATGTCGCGTATAGCCCTTTGATAGCTGGTATTAGCCAAGCGCTCTGTGTACTGGCGTGCTTTATCGGCTTCGGTCGCATTGAATTGCCTCGCTAGGTCGGCTTCGTTGTGGTTCCAATCGCGGCTGATCGCGGCTTGTTCCGCGTTGAAGGCGGTGTTGTTGTTGGCTATCTGTAGGTTGGTGTCGTTCGCTTCGCGTTGTCCTTGGTACGCGAGTCCGCTGCCGAGCAGCTGTCCGCCGACCTGCATTACTGTTCCCCACGGCACGCCTGTTGTTCCGACGCCGACGGCGTCGAGGATTCCGTCGAAGAGGCCCATGGTTAGAAGTGGTCGATGAGGCCGGGGACGGAGTAGAGCGGCATTGGTCGCGCGACTATGTTGTCGAAGAAGCCGTCGAATATGAATTGCTGCCCGTTGGCGGAGGAGCCGACTGCGACGACGCGTGATACGGGAGGATTTTCTTGAATGAACGTGTTGTTGAGGGTCGGCAGTGAGGTGAATTTCTGCGCGAGGTGCCATGGGTCGATGGTGCCGGCGGCGGTGCTTCGGAACAGTGATGTGACCATGCTTGGGTCGTATCGGTATTCGGCCCATCGCTCTTGATATCCGAAAACGTCGTCGTCGGTGGTGTTGCCGGTGACGTAGATTTCCTTGTTCAGTACGGCTTGCTCGCCGAGGTGTGCGAATACGGGGAAATAGAAGTCGTATCGCGTTTCGCGGCTCCACATCCGTTGCAGGCCCTGTTGGTATGTGAGGTCGGCGCGGACGCTTGCTATTCCGATGACGTATCCGTGTTCTTTAAACGCTTGTGTAAATCCATGGCCTCTCGCGAGCCCGGTGCCGATGCCAGCCAGGTTGCCCATAGGCGTTGTCGTTCCGCTGGCGTTTGTTCCTGAGGTTTGTGCGACGGGGTTGATGATGATTGGAGTGGTGCCGCCCCCGAGGTATTCAGGGCGTTGTAGGCGCGCATCATCTGGGATGACTCCGAAGTGATTTCGGAGGATTTCGACATATCGTGTTCCGCCACGGGCGTCCCTTTCGAGCAGTTTTTGGATTTGGAAGGCTTGCCGCAGTTGGTTGATTGTGGCGGCTGTTGCGGTGCTGAGGTCGGCTACGAGTTGCGGGTTGTCCCAGCCCATTCCGCCCCCGGAGCCTACGGCTCCGCTGTATTGGGTGACGTTGGCGGCGGCTGCGACGAGCTGGCGGCCGCCTACGCTGTTTTGGGTGAACGTTGGCGTTGCTCCGGGTGCTGTTGGGTTGACCGGCGCTGTGGTTCCGAGCGGTAGCGAGACGCTGTCGCCTTTTTGTGGCCACGGTAAGCAGCTCGTGAAGTAGTCGGGTCGTTTGCCGCGTTTGAGTAGTACGTAGTCGGTATAGGTGTCGGGTCCGTCGTCGCGGTCCACGACGACGGAGTCTTGTAGGTTTTCGTCGCGGTACCACTGGTTGTAGATCAGGTTGTAGGCGCGGAGTGGTAGCGCGTTGTGGCTGACGGTTTTGGTGTTGGCGACTTGTCCGACGGTTGGGAGGCCCATGTAATCTTGTAGCGTGCCGATCGCGTATCCGTTTGCCGGCGTGACCATTTGTGGGATGGTGTAGTCGATCGAGTCGCCGGGGTCGATTTGCTCGCCCATGAATTTTTGCCAGTTGTCCCAGACCAGGCGGCATGGAACGAACCAGAATTGCGTGTCGAGGTATAGGTTGTCCATGATTGGGAAGATCGGCGTGGCGAGTCGCGTAAACGCGGTCATGTTGAGGTTGAACGCGTCGCCCGGTAGGACTTCTTTGACGTAGATCGGAATGAGATAGCCGGCGTCGAAGGTGGTTTTGTGTGTTTTTTGGATTCGGAAGCTGCTGCGTGGTATGTCGGCTTTCGGCACCATTGAGAATTGGTGCACGTTGACGGATTGGTTCTTGTGCATCATCGGCATGATTACCCCCGGATTTTCAGTTGTTCGCCTATGGCGAGTTGCTTGGGTTTGTCGAGCAGCGTGAAGGTCGCGTTTGCGTCGTCGAAATGTCCGAGGTGGTACAGGTCGTAATCCCCCGGATGCTTGTAGTACTCGTTGTTCGGGTCTTCGCGGTTGATTTCGTCTCCGAAAGATCGGATGGCGGCGCCGACGTGAGGTACGAAGATCGGTCGGCCGAATGCGTCGATTTGGCGGTCACGGATGCTGCAAATTTGCATGATCATTTGATTGTTTCCCGTTTCAGTTGTTTGACTTTGGCTTTTGCTACGGTTTCGCGCGTTGCGAGTCTTTCGTTGGTGTTGTCAGCGTGTCTTTGGCGTCCCTCCTTTTCGCGTGTCCATTGGAGTTGTTCCCATTCGTCGCGGTTGCGGCGTTTGTGTAGCTTGTCGTAGTACTTCGGGGATTTAGCTAGGTGTCCCCGAGATAGCACTTTTCCCTCTGGGTATACGTCGCGTTCGAATTTCTTTATCCAGTTCGCGCCAATGCCCGGTTTCAAGCTCATTTTGTTGTACTCCGGTTGTCGCTTGGTTATTTC